CAGGAGGAGCGGGATTGGTGGGCTGTAACGCCTAATTCCATAAACTGTCGTTGCAGTACCGTGGAAGTCTTGACCGACTCTAAAGGCAATCCACTATCCCCCTCAATCATCGAGCGAGCCAAGCGCAGGCTGAAATAGAAAAAGGCCCTTGTTTAGAGGGCCTTTTGTTTTACTGCCAGATCTGGATTATTAGGCCGACGGGGATAGCAAATAAACCGATAAGCACAAATACGCCAAAGAATCTCGACGCGGGCATGTTGCGAGGCTCGGCATAACAGAAGGTTCCGAACACCATTCCGAATGCGAACAGCACAAAACCCGTAAGAGCAACACTAAAACCCATCAAACCACCTCACGCTTAAACCCAGCATCAACCAGTCTAGCCGCAGTAACCCGGCAATCCACATCGGCAATATCCATGATCTCGCGGATTGCGGTTTCGCGTTGTTCGGCGGCTAGCTGTTCTTCTGTGCGGATAGGACGGAACTTATCCTTGACGAGCGCGTGGTATTCGAAGTTCTTTGCCGAAAACACAGCAACATCATTCTCGTGGCAAAGGATGCGAACCTTCTGCCCATTGAATCGCTTGGTGTAGTCGTGAGTGCATTCGAACACTTCTACAGTCGAGCCTACTGGCGGCAACCCATCTTCCGGGCCTGACCAGGGCTTAGGTTGTAATGGTCGTCCTATCATGTCGCTAATATCTTGTCTGCTCGCGTTACCCCATCGACACCAGTGCGGCTCATCAGACGCAGGAGGCCAATAAAACCACTGGCTGCTATCAAATTTCATAAAACTGTTAACGCGGAAATTGCTTGCGTCAAAATGAGTTGCACCTTCCGGCGCCAAACTCCAATCAACCTTACTCATAACTTAACCCCGTCCGCGTCGAATGAAATGCACTGTAGCTTACTGATGCGCTCAAGAAGCAGGTTCACGCGAGACTGAGATTCTGCGCGCTCTTTCTGGATGATTGCCTCGATCTTTTCGATTTCAGCCAGCCGAGTGTCTTTCTCTTTGTACTCGACCTCAACCTCTTGCTTGTCGATCAGAACGCAATCGTAGTGATCCATATTGCTGATGTCGTAGGTGCTGACCTCGACCGATCCAGCCTGCCAGCCTGACAAGTGCTTGACCACGTATAGCGTTACCAGTTGCTTAGCCATTACACAGCCTCCAGTGTCAGCCATTCTTCTTCGAAACCTGGGCAGCTTCGTGCATTTTGCGATGCGTGGCCATCAATGATTACGTCATAGTCAGTCGATACATCACCCTCGTAAGTCCATACGCCTGCAATGCGTCCGCTAGCACCATGGAACTCATCAGCTTTTCCATAACCTAGCGCGTGATCGCACTGAGTCGACACAACAACCCGATCACCCATCTTGAATTTAGCTTCCACTTTGTACCCTCCGTTGAGATGAGCCAAATGTACATCGCGGATCGGCTCGCGTCAAATGATTCTCCGGAGAACAGTTACTTCCTCATTCTGGCCGGCAGGAACAATGCGCCAGAAGGTACGCTGATCAGCATTTCCGAAATGGCGTCCATCAGGGGATCCAGGGTATCGTCGTGCTTAGCGTTCGGGAACTGGGTCGCCTCAGATAGCAGGTCATTCAGCCACGGAGCCTGCTTAGGCAGATAGACGCTGCCGGTCGCGATCTGAGGAACCACGTCCAGAGCGCGAGTGTATTTGTCCTTGTCGCGAGGGATGCCCTGGATTGGCACCCCTTCCGACTTTAGCGTCTGGATCAGGCCGGTCCCGCTAGCCTTGTCCTCTACCCGCATTGAACGAAGGTAGCCGCTACCTGTCTTATGCCGATTGAAAAACTCCCTGGCAATGCGTACAAGGTCGTGCGCCTCCCACTTGCCGCGCAGCATGTCGAGCAGATAGACCTTGCCGCCTGACTCTCCCCATAGCTGGAACACGCTGTAGTCGTTATGCTCCTTGGTCTTCATCGCGGTGTCAGCGTAGATCGTCCTGTAACTCATCTCAGGTTCTTCGCCGAAGTTGTAGTACTGCCACCAGCTATCCTTGAATACGCCGCCACCTTTTGGAGCCGGTCGCTGCATGTACTGGCCGGCGAACACGTATGGATTCGCCTTCTCCATATCTGCCAGCTTCTGACGGTCGTGCTTGAACTCCCAGAGGGGATTGTCTTCCTCGTCAAGCACAGGGATGTCGATGTGGTCCCACTTCTCGCCATTGCCGCCAGCCAGGAGCCAGCCTGCAAGGTCTTCTTCGTGCAGGCGCTGCATGATGACGATGATCGGCGTGTATGGTGAGTTTAGGCGGCTCTCCATTGTCGTACCGAACCAGTCGATGACGTTCTGTCTCATTGTGTCGCTAGTGGCTTCTGACGCCTTGTGAGGGTCATCGATGATGATTGCCCCGCCGAAGTCTTCGCGCAGCTTGCCGGCACCGTAACCAGTGATCGTACCGCCTGCGCCAGTGGCGTACACAACCCCGCCTGACTCGGTTCGGTACTCATCCTTGGCGTTGCTGTCTTTGCGCAGTGCCGGCTTGCCGAATATCTCAGCGTATGCCTCATGCTCCATAAGAGCGCGGGCGTTCCATGTGTTGTTAGCGGCTAGGCGTTGCGAATAGCTGGCGTGGATGAACTCGGAGTCAGGGAAGTTACCCATGCACCAGGCAATGAAGTTCACTACTGCCAGCTCTGTCTTTGAGTAGCGCGGGGGGATATTGATAATCAGGCGCTTGCTTTTGCCGATTACTACGCGCTCCAAAGCCTCGCATAGAGTGCGATGATGCCAGTTCTCGATAAACTCCGAGCCCTTGCGCGCCTGGAACATGTGCTTTGAGAATGCCAGCAGATCAGTGCGCAGAGCCGCCACTTCGGTCGGATTCATTCCGCGTGCTTACGTTTCAGCGCTTCCAGAACGGCAGCACTCTGCTCTTTAGGGCTCATGGTTCCGTCCTTGCTGCTAAGGTCGATCTCCTGTTTATCAACCAACCCAATATCCCTAGCAATCAGCGTAGGGTTCATCAGCCCAGCAACAGCGTTCTCGAACTTGTACTGTTTCATGCGGTCTTCTATCTCATCGCAGACAAGATCGAACTCTTCGCTTATACGGTAGTTCTGCCAGGTGTGACGATGGATGCCGAGATGCAGGCATAGGCCGACGATGGTAACGGCGCGGGGTTTCTTCAGTTCAGCCGTAAAGATCTGGCCTTGAGCGCAGAAGTGCTTTTCTTCAATCAGCGGGTTGTGATCAGCCCACTCCAGATACCCCAGGCAAGCCTCACGCAAATCATCAGGCGTCTCAAACATTCTTGAGCGCCCGACTGTAGAGGTCTTATCCCCTGTGTGAACGATTGGTCTATTAGCCATTAAAAAGCCTCCATTGTGAAGGCTAGTATATCAGCTCGACTTCTTATCTAGCAGCCTACCCATGTACTCGCGGAACTTAATCACGCCAATGAAGCCGACGAATGTGCCGATGAATACGCCGGAGTTTTCTGGGAGACCGAAGTAAGCGCTGACCATCGACAGACCAGTAGCCAGGCACGCACACAACGCGCCCTCCAAGCCAACACGCTGCCAACTCGTCTCTGATTTGTCATAGTAGACGCGGAGAACCGCAGTGATGATAGCTGCACCGAATGCCTGAAGTGGTCCTGGCATATTCGACAGCAGGTTAAACCAGCCGTTAGGGGAGTCAGGCATTTTATTTGGCTTCATGAGAGTATAGGGGTTAAGGAATGTACCTTGTTTGACCGATGATAGCATTTTCGGTTCGGTAGCTTTTTGATATCACTTTTTCAAGCGCGCACAAAAAACCCCTCAGCACACTATCAGGATCACTGAATCATGCGAGAGGGGCCGTGTTTTTGCACATAACAGGAGACGGTTTTATCCGTGTCGCCGAGGTGGAGTCCTGCACTCTTCGCTCGACCAGTATCCGGAAGCTAACAGGATTTCAGGTCCTGCGCTGGCATTGTCGCCGGATGCAGGAATGATAACACATGCATAAAACTGCACATATTCTGCCTGTTTTGCGTAAAAACACGCAAAAAAATGCCAGTCGGACGGTTCACGACTGGCAAAAGGTGTAACAGCGATGGGAGGGGAGTCACCGCTGGCCGCTAGTATGCCATAGGTTTGTACATCGGCGCACATTTAATTCGCAATTCAAGCTCATGCTCGCGATCAGCATTCGAATGGATAAACTGCCGCAGCTTCTCGCAAGCCTCATCATCCATCTTCAGCCCAGCACGAAACCGCTCATACCGCGCATACCCAAGCTCGCACATGGTCATCATCGCCATTGTGTTGATTTGGTCTAGGTCGTTGATTGTGGTCATGTCAGTCAGCCCGGTAAATGTACGAAGGACGGCGGAAGAATTTCATCTCGCCATTGATTTCGCTGCAATCGTCAACCTCTCCTGTGTGGCATTCCTCTGTCTTGAGCGCATAATGGATTTGACAGCCAGCAATCAGAACGTTACCGATAGTCGCATACCAGTTGGTGGCTCGTGCGTTTGTGCGAATACCTAGCGTCTCTTGGTCGCCACTGATGGCGTTGACCGTGCCGAATACAGACCGATACGAACGACCATCAGGCGCATGAAACCAGTTATCTACCGTTACTAGAACCTTATCGCCTACTTTAATCACTTCTTAGCCCTCCACCAATACCAAGCATCCATTGTGTATCTGTAGGGCCAGCATACGGACCATGCTGCCCATGCGCAGATCCATTCCCAGTATGGTGCGCCGACTGGCAGGGAATTGATCTTGTAGTGAAACACTAGCGGCCAGTACGAGAAGAACCCGACTGCCAGGTAGATTGCGATTAGGGTTGTCATGGGCGTAGCTCCAGAGTGTCAGTCCAGTCAACTGGCAATTCACCAACGCAGATATCAAGGTATTTATAACCCTTCCTGCCTTTGTCCTGATTCCAGCAGTTAGCTATATTGCAAGTCTCTGGCTTCATATTCCACCAGCTAAACCATCCATCTTTATCTTGAGCTAACCACACTGCCCACTCAGGCGCGTCCTTCCACTCAGGCTTATTCATTTCAGCATCCCCAAAGACCGCTCCACCGCCATACTCTGCAACCACTCCAGCTCATGCCACTCAATCAGCGTCGTATGCTTGACGATCTTCTGTGTTGACGTGATAGCCGTATTGCTGCCTACAAGCGCGTACTCGCCGGATTCGTAGAGCAGGAATTGGCCGGGGATGAATGCGGATGGTGCGCCATCTACAAATTTCGGTACGCAGTTGATCATAACGCGACCCCTACCATCATTGCTCCAAGGATCAGAGGAAGAGAAATCGCATAATACTGCCA